AGTTCGGGGGCGACCACGACCCGAGCCCCAGCGGCGGCAGGGAAAGCGATTCTAGCGAAGGCGACGAACGAGTTGAAAGCGAAAGGCAATGTCACCGGCAGCGATGCGGCGAAGTTCCTTCTGCAAAAACAACTCGCTCGTAACGCACGCTAGTCATGGCTCAAGCAACTACCTATAACGTCTCCGGAGACCGAGAAGATCTTCTCAACTTCCTGACGATTCTCGAACCGGAGGACACCCCCAAGGTCTCCTCCTTCCCCAAGACTCCTCGCCCGAATAACGTCTTCCAGGAATGGCAGGTCGATGACCTCGCCCCGGTTGACTTCTCGGGCGTCATCGAAGGCCGCGATGTGCAGGCCTTCAACAACGAAGCGGCCGACCGTTCCCGGATTGGCTCCCGCATCCAGCGTTTCCGTCGCCCGTGGGCGGTCTCGGAGGAGCAGGAAGCTTCCGATCCGGCTGGCGTCGCCTCCGAAGTCGCCAACTCGAAGACGAAGGCGATGCGCGAGGTCAAACGCTCCATCGAGGCCTGCATCGGCTCCGACAACGACCTCCAGCAGGGGTCGGGCACGCTCCCGAGCAAAACCCGTGCTCTCGGCAACTGGATCAGCTCGAGCGGCCCGTCTGACGTCCCGGCGATCTTCCGGACGCCGGCGGCTTCGATCGACTCGACCGCGACGGCTTCGCTTACGGAGTCGAACTTCAACGACGTGTTCCAGTCGATCTTCCAGCGGGTCGGCGGCGCTCGGTCCTACACGCTGTTTGCCGGTCCGTCGCTCAAGCGCGCGATCAGCAACTTCCAGCGTGCTACGGGCTCGGCCGGCACCACGAAGACCTATCAGGTCACGCAGGACGCCACCGAGCACCAGATCGACCTGAACGTCTCCTTCTACGAGGGCGACTTTCACACGGTCACGATCATCCCCGACTTGTTCAACGGCCTTCTGGATGGCGCGGCGGTCACCTCGACCACCAACCAGCAGAAAGCCCGAGGCTACGTCATCAACCGCGAGTTGGTCGGCATCGGTTCGATGATCCCGATGTATTCGCGCGAGCTTGAGGATCAAGGCGGCGGCCCTCGCGGGTTCGTTTCCACGACCCTCGTCCTCGTCGTCAAAAACCCTGCGGGCCTCGGCAAGTTCGCCGCGTCCAGCTAACCCGGAGGATACTACCATGGCTGATACAGCTGTCACTCTCTCCCGCACCCGCCAAAGCCCGCTCAACAATATCGAGCGTGAGAACTGGGGTAACACCAAGTTCAAGATTCTCTCTACGGACGTGGCCTACGGCACGGGTTCCTCGGACACCGTTACCGTCACCCTCGGCACCACCCCCGACAAATGGGTTGTGACGGATGCGGCGGTTAACGTCACGACGGCCTTTGCTGGCACGACTGCCCTGACCCTGACGGTCGGCACGACCTCCAGCACGAGCGCCTTCATCACGTCGCAGTCGGTTCTCACGGCCGGCGTCAAGAGCTCGGCAACCCTGGCGACGAACGCCGTCTCGGGGACCGCCGCAGTTAGTCTCGTGGCGATTCTCACGAATGCCACGGGTGGTTCTCCGTCCGCCCTCACGGCGGGCGAAATGGACATCTACCTGCACCTGCTGAACACGACGCAGATGGGCTAGTTTGGGTCTCTGAACAACCAAGGGAGGGCGCACCAGCACAGGGAAAGTGGTAAGCGCCCTCCCTTTTCTCTTTATGCTTCAATCATTCAGTCAGTCCGACCTCGATCAAGTAGAGCGCGAAGTCATCGCATCCATCCCAGCCGAGAAGGCCCGGGCGGAGATTGCCGCCGCGCAGATCGGAAAGAAATTGCAGGCCGAAGGCCCCCAGCAGCTCAACAAAGGCGTCGGGCAGAAGATTGGGGAGATCGACGGGCGCACTTACATGAGGTGGAACAACCAGTATCCCGGCTGCTGGGATAATGCGGAGTTCGTCAGGGCATTTTTTGCCGATAACCCGCAATACCGCTCCCCGGGCTGGAAACCGAAGGATAACGGACTCCGCCACGGGAAGAGCTTTATCGGCGGGAAGCCCGCTTAAAGCATGGGACTGGCAACGAAAGCCTATTCGGACTTTCTGGCGAGCTGGTGCGCGCTCATAGGGATTCCCACGTCCCGTCTGAGCACCGAAATCGCGGCAGTAGCCAACACCTGTTTTAACACGGCGATGAAGAAAGTCTGGGAAGCCGGACCTTGGCTGGAGAACACGCCGAGGGGCGAAGCGCGGTTTGCGGGCAATAAGATCAATTACCCGAACAATCTCGCCCAGACGTCGGCTTGGACGGCCACGGCCCTGACGATCACCGCCAACTCCATCGAAGATCCCTTGGATGGCCGGATCACCGCCAGCAAGCTCCTCGAGACAGCGGCCAATAGCGCGCATTCTGTGGCCCATACGGCCAATGCGCAGACCGTTTCGACCCAATACACGGTCTCGGCCTACGTTCGCCCTAATGGCCGTTCCTACGTCTACATGAAGTATGCAGACGGGGACCTGAATCACACCGCGTTCTTCAACATCACAACCGGAGTTGTTGGGACGACATCCAACTGCATTGCGACAATCTCGCAGTATTCCAACGGATTTTACCTCTGCCAGATCACGTTCACGACCTCGACCAGCATCACCCCAACCGGGGTTGCTTCGCTTCAGGTCTCGACGGATGGCAGCACGCTTAGCTACGCGGGGGACACGAGCAAGGGCCTTTACGTCTGGGGTGTGCTCGTCCAGCAGATCAGCAACAACGGGCTGACCGACTACCTGATTCCGTGGGAGCAGGACGGGGAAGAGGCGATTGAATGCGTCTTTGACGTTTTCCAAACGAGCCCCTTTGCGACGTTGTATCAGATCCGGCAGGGCTACGATTTGACGCCATCCGGGATTCAGTTGGTGGCCGGGACGTGGACTTCCTTCTACGTCAACGGGGTCAACCAATCGAACATCTACGGCAATAACCCGGCAAACCCCGTTTACCTGTTCTATCGCCGATTGGTCCCAGACTTCTCGGGGGATGAGTTCGACGCCACGGACACCTACGCGGTTGGGGAGCAAATCTATTTCGTCGATAGCTTGGGCAAAGGGAATTTCTACAAGTGCATCGTCGCTACGACGGCAGGCCAAGACCCCGAGGACACGCCTAACAGTTGGTCCCTGCTGACGATCTACGCGACGTTCTTCCAGTTCTGCGTCTACCAAGCTTACGGGGACTGGCTCATCTCAGACGGCCAGATGGACAAGGCCACCGGCGCCTACGCGATCGCGGAGGGCAAAATGGTGGACAGCTTCGACCGGCTCGAGCGGCAGGCCGGCGATGTGATGCCCGTCAAAGTGCAGTCCCATTTCGTGAACCAAGCGCGCGGCGGCTACTAAATTTCAACCCAAGTTAATCTATGTTCTCCGGCAATTCTCTGTTCTTCCCTCGGCGCGCTGTGGCCAATGTCGCCGGCGTTTCTACGCCGGTGGCGGCTCAGTCCATCACCGTCTCCACAGTCTCAATCAGCCCCACGGCCTTTACCGCCGCGTCGGCGGGTGGTGGCGGGGTGAACTTCGTCACGCTGGACATCCAGACGAGCAACGTGCGCGTGCGCTTCGACGGGACGGCCCCGACCGCGACCGTGGGGACGCTCCTCTACGTTGGGACGAACTACACGTGGAACGTGGATCTCTTCAACAATGCGAAGTTCATCCGGGACACCTCGGCCAGCTCGGATGCGACGATCTTTGCCCACCCGCTGAACGCCTAACCCATGCCTGTCTCAACTCCATTTAATATCCTGTCGGGCGGCTTGCAGGGCACGACGCCCTCCGGCGGATCGGCGGTCGGAACGACGGGAATTGCCGTTACTCAGGTGGCCTACGGCGCCGGGACGAATCTCATCAAGGGTGAGGCTTCTTTCGCCTACGACGACACGAACGACGCTCTTGCGGTAAAAGTCATTCTCCTAAATGGCGTGACGCTGGGAACTGGACTCCTTCAGTTCCCCGTCGCGACAACAAGTGCAGGCGGCATTACTTTCGGAGCAGACACCAACTTCTTCCGCGCTGGTGCCGGCGTCGTAAGCCTCACCGGAACGGCAAATGCCGCGATCAATTTGATCGGTGCATCAGGGTCTGCGCAGGAAATCGTCTTCATTCAGAATTCAACGGAGGTTGGACGAATCAGTTTCTCTGGGACGACCTCAATGCGTTTTGCGACGGGGGTCAATATCACCGCTCTGACCATAGATCCTACCCAGAATCTGTTATTTTCGTCGGGGGTTAATGGGCAGTCACTAAACATAAAACACCTGACCGAACTAACCACGATTGCCGCTTCACCTACCACCGACACAGTGATTCAGATGCCCGCCGGGAGCATCGTCCTATCCGTCTCGGTGCGGGTCACGGTCGTTATCCCGACCGCCACCAACTTCACGGTCGGGGACTCCGGTTCGGCTGCGCGGTTTTCTACTGCGGCTGTCAGTTCTGCCGCCACCTCCACCGACGTCGGAACCAAGGCCGGCGCTTACTACAACGCCTCCGCGCTATCGGTGAGGATCACTCCCGACCTCACTCCTGCCGCCAACACTGGCCGCGTCCGCGTCACTATTGCTTACCTCGACGTGACCGTTCCTACCTCCTAACCATGGCCTACAATTTTGAAACCAACGAGATTCCAAATCTCTTCATCCTCCGCCCCGTATACGACAACGCCTCCACCGAGGCGGCGTTCACCGGGGCCGCCGGTCAGTTCAACTACGGCAAGCGCCTCAAGAACGGATCAACCCCGTTTGATTCCGTAATGACGGACACCAAAAGCTTCGCCGTCGATATGTTCGTCACCAACAAATCGGTAAGCGTCCCTGGCGTCGGGAGCATGACTTACCGGCAAGTGGCGAACGCAATCAAACTCGTCGGAGATGCCGAACGAGCCCTCCAGCCCTAATGGAAATCGAACACCGCAAATCCGATATTCTGGCGCAGATGCTCCAGAACAACGTTCGGGACCTCGTGGCCAATCTGGCGAGCGCCTTTGAAGAGCGCGACCAACTGAAGGCACGAATTGCCGAGTTGGAAGCCCAGCTTCCCAAGGAACAGAAGCCCGATGGCGCTTAACTGGGCAGACTTCGTTTGGACTTATAAACGCTACCTAAGCCTTTACGGGCTGGTCGGCCCGATTGCCGTTACTGGAACGCTTGGGGGGCCGAGCCTTTCCATCACCACGGGAGACGGAGGTCCGAGCGAAGCCGCCTACCAGAACACGGTTTCGACGACGGATGGGACGGCTACGACGATTCATTCGGTTACCTGCGAAGCAACGACATCGACGGGGTTCGCCGGATACATTGTCGCCCGTCGAACTGGGGGCGTCTCAGGCACGGCTGAGGACGGGGCATTTTATCAGGTGCAGTTCATGGCGGTGAACATCGCCGGGGTCGCAACCATTGTCAGCAGCTCCGTGACGGCGATTGCCGAGTCCCAGCTTGGCTGGGATGTCAGCCTCACGGCCTCGGGGGGGAACGTTCTCCTCAAATGCACGGGCGCCTCGGGCAATAACATCGTCTGGAATATGACGGGGCGGGTTTACACCGCAACCACGTGACACTCCTTCGCCTCAAGCAAGATACCGTTACGACGCGGAAAAACACGCGCCTGACGGATCGCGTGGTCACGACGAACGCCACGCCCGCCACCGCTTTCTCCATCTCGCTTGGATCAGGGCGCCATTCATTTGGGACGTTCCGGATTATTGCCGTGAAGTCGGACCTCACCGAAATGTCCACGTTCTACACGCAGGCAGCCTTCCGGCGCCCTCCGGGTGGAAACGTCACGGCCGTAGGCACCCCTAAGATCGACATCATGACCGATTGGAGCACCCCGAGCGGGACGCGTCCCATGGTCAGTTTCGCGGCCAACACGGGAACCCAAAGCATTGACATCGTGGTTACGGGAAGGGCGGCAACCACGATCAACTGGTATCTCGAAATCGTCTCGATTCAGAACCTCTCTTAAAATGGCCGGCTTCAGTAACAGTTACATGACGATGGCGGGGCAATCCCTCGTCCTTGCGGCGGCGCAGACGGATAACGTCGTCATCACGAGCTCGATCATCGTCGTAACACCCCAAAACGACGGCGACGAAATCACGGGGGCTTATCCGGCCGTGTTTGCCCCGGGGCTTCTTTTCATCGTCAACATCCACCCGACGAAATCAATCGTGCTGCCCTACGACGACGCCGGCTCAGAAGCGGGCTATCGGTGGCTTAACGTCCTTGGTCATGCGCTGACGATTGGTCCGGGAGAAACCTCCGTCTTCGCCTTCGTGCCGAACCTCGGCTGGGAGTTCCTGAAGTTCTCCATCCTCACGTGAACCGCTATCGTTCATACGCTCCGCCGGATGACCCGCCCATGGAAGAGGGCGATGGCGGGTTCCTTGGCGTCAACACCTACGACTCAGCAGAAAACCTTCAGTCCGGCGAAGTGCAGGCGGCGGTGAACATGGATTTTTCCACGCAGGATGCGGTGACGCGGGGCGGGTTTGTGTGCCTGCCAGAGTTGGGGCGGACGCCAATCGGAGACTACTGGGTTCCGCAGAACGCGGCGGCGGCTAATGCGTGGTCGGCAATCGCGTTTGGTAACGGAGTATTTGTAGCTGTCTCAACCAGCGGCTCCGGTAATCGTGTTATGACTTCGCGCGACGGGATCGCGTGGACGTCCCGGACCAGCGCAGCCGACAATCAGTGGACGTCGGTTTGCTACGGAAGTGGTTTGTTCGTGGCGGTCTCTTCAACGGGCGCGGGCAACCGGGTCATGACCTCTCCAGATGGGGTGACGTGGACGAGCCGAACCAGTGCGTCGGATAGCCAGTGGTTCTCTGTATGCTGGGGAGATGACCTCTTTGTAGCGGTTGCAATCGACGGCTCGGGAAACACGATCATGACGAGTCCAGACGGGATTGTGTGGACTGGAATCGCACCCCCGAGCTACGCGGGGTGGGACGCGATTACTTTCGGCGGCGGCCTCTTCGTCTCTGTCGCCGGCGCTGGCGTGGCAAATTGCGTGATGACGTCGCCGGACGGCGTGACATGGACATTGCGGGCCGGTGCTTCGACAAACTCGTGGAGTGCGGTCACGCATGGAAACGGCCTGTTCGTCGCCGTCTCGGTCGATGGTGTGGGAAATCGGGTGATGACGAGCCCGGACGGGATCACTTGGACGAGCCGCGCGAGCGCAGCCGACTCAACATGGTCCGCCATCGTATACGGGGCCGGTAAATTTGTCGTCGCCGGCAAGACCGCAGGTGACCCGCCGGTCATGACTTCGCAGGACGGTATTAGTTGGGTTCTGCGCACGAACCCAACGATCTACCAGCTTACCGGAATCACCTTCGGGAATAACACATTTGTAGCAGTGGCAAACACGGGGGCCAACCGGGTGATGACCGCCTCCAACCAAACGGTCTTCGCGACTGGCATTTATTCCGATCCGGACGACGCCGGCAGTCAGTGGATCATGCTCGTAACGCCGACAAAGGTGGGGTTCTTCGCCTCTGGCCGGGCGTCGCGAACGATTGATTACGACACAGGGCTTTTGGTCACGGAACTTTCCACCGTCGTTCAGGCGAATAACGCCGTCTACATTTTCCGGGGGTTCGATCAAACGCCGCTCTATTGGGATGGCTCGTGGGCAAGCGTCTTCACCTTGGCCCCGACTCCGACTCCAGGAGCCGGATTCACGATCATCCCCAGCAGCAACCAAGCGACCTATTATCAAGACCGCCTGTGGGTCATCCGAGACAAGGACGTGCTGGGTGCTTCCGACGTTCTCGACTTCACGGTGTTCGACGAGCTCGCCAACGAGTTCAACCTGAACACGGGCGATTCCAACTACCTCGTCACGACGTATCCCTTTGGAGACAACGCCCTGCTGGTTTTCAAGAACCGCTCGATCATCGTTCTTCAGAATGTGCAGGGGTCCCTAGCCGATGTAACGACGACGGAAATCACGCGGCAAGTGGGTGCCATCGGCATCAACGCCGTCGTCTCGGTCGGCCCCGATGTGGTCTACATGTCAGACCGCAACATCAACCTGATTACGCTGACGGAGACCAACAACTCCGTTCAGCACCGCTCACTCCCTCTCTCCACCAAGATCCAATCCATTTTCAAGCGGGTCAACTGGCAGGCGGCCAGCAAGGTTTCGATGGGCTACACGGACAACAAGCTGTTCGTGGCTCTCCCCCTCGACAACTCGACCGTCTGCAACACGGTCTGCGTCTACAATTTCATTACCGATCAGTGGTTCGGGGAGTGGGATTTTGCGGATGCGCTCGGCATCGGCATCCAAGGCTGGGCGGTAGCGACCTACCTCGGCGTCCAGCGGATGCACTGCATCACCGAGGACGGCCGAATCTTCGTCACAGGCGAGGGCCAAAACGATATCAGCGGGACAATCGTTGCGGAAATCTCCACGAGCCTGACCACCCGGGCTTACAAGATGGACAACAACAACCGGATCAACCGCCGGATGTTTCTGGATCTCGGGACCAATCGGCCGGAGTTCTCTGTTGTCTCGTATGTAGACGGTGCTGGTGAGTCGTCGGCCATCCTCACCGACCAGACTTACAGCCGGTCTCAATCGTGGATTTTCTCGGACGCGGCTTACGACCTGACGAACGCGAACGACGACTACAACCGGGCTGGCCGTAAAGATTACTCGAGCGGGCCGAACAGCATTCAGGCGCAGTCGGGGTTCCTGCCCGAGATGAATCAGGAGTATCGCTACCCGATTTTGACGCGCGGCAAAGGCCGGCTGACGTGGTTCAAAATTTCTAACACGCAGGGGTTTATTTCCATCAATGGCATCGGCGCGGAAGCGCGGGCAGGCGACCGCTCAAGCCTAGTTCAAGTCCTCTAAGTCATGGCTAACGTTACCCCCGGCTACACCTTCACTTCGGCGTCGGACCCGATCACCTACACGAAGCTCAACCTCATTGCGCAGCCTACGATCACGCTTGGAACCAACGAGGTTGCCTACACGAACCTGCCGGCCCTTTCGTCGAACAACATCCTTTTGGGGCGCGCCACGACGGGCGCCGGCAATTACGAGGCCATTAGCCTGCTGACGACGGGTCTAGGCTTCTACGTCGGAGCTGGTGGAACCGTGACGCAGGCCACCGACAAGACGACGACCGTTGTTCTGTCCAAGATGACGGGGAAGATCACGATGAACGCCGCCGCGTTGAATGCGGGCATTGTTGTAAGCTTCACCCTCACGAACACGCTGATTGCTTCGACTGACTTGCTGCTCATTGAGCACGTGTCAGGCGGGACCCCGGGCTCCTACACGGTGACAGCCGGGGCTGGGTCCGGCTCGGCTACGATCTACGTCCGCAACAACACGGCCGGCAACCTCAGTGAGGCGATTGTCCTTCGCTTCGCCGTTCTGAAGAGCGTGGACAGCTAAGATGGCTAACGGATTCGATCCCCACGCGCAGACGTGGCCAGATTACGGGAACTACGGCGACAACGGCGATTTCTCGGACCCGTATTTCGGCTACGGCTCGCTCGAGGAATACTTGCGAGCCATCGGAGGGGACAGTGGTGCGGGGCCGCAAGACCCGTGGCCCGGGTTTGACCCTCCGGCAGATCCTTGGGCGCCAGAGCCGGCTTGGGCGCCTGAACCCGTTTACAATCCGGATCCGCCGGCCTACAATCCCGATCCTCAACCGGAATCTGATTCCGGCACCGGGAACGACCCGGGACCATTCCAGTTTCCCGAGCCGGTTTATTATCCCACCGATTACCAGTTCACAGAGAACCCGGCGCCGGCTGGCGATGGCTACGAGGATACGACCCCGAGCTGGGTGCCCTCGGACCCGCAGCCCGAGCCACAACCGGAGCCTGTCACGATTGGCTCTCCGGAGTGGCAGATTCCAGCCGATCCAGACCCGAACATCGTTGGCAACTGGGGCACCTACCCGAATGGCCAGCAGGGCGTCTACGACAAGACCCCACCGGAAGGAAGCCCCGGCATTGACCACCCGGACACCGATTTGCTGGGGCCCGGTAACCCGACCGTCTACGGAGGTGACGGTGGGTTGTTCGGCACGGGCATAGATATAGGCATTCCCGGGCTTATCTCCATCGGAGGCCTGTTGGGTGCGGGTGGTGGTTTATTGGGCCTTGGCGGGGATATGGGAGGCGGTGGCGGGGGTTCTGGACCGCAGCCGAACTACCCGACCGACTCCGGAACGGCGATCACCTTTCCGCCCATCATAAACGGGCCTTCGGACACGCCCCAGATGGACACTTCGGTCAATCCCAACCCCGGGATGCCTGAGCCGAACCCGACCTCGATCACGATTCCGCCGATCATCCCTTCAGGCGGTCCGGATTCGCAGCCGACCATGGAAACGTCTCCGGGGACGACCCCGCAGGAGCCGGCAAGAAATCCCGTCTCCATCACCATTCCTCCGATAAGCGGGGTTGACCCGACGCCAAACGGCCCAACGGATAGTCCCAATAGCCCCGTCACTATCCCGCCCATCATCGGCACCCCTCCCGCAAACGACCTTCCGCCCGAGACGCATAATCCCGTTACGATTCCTCCGATTGTCGGGCCGACGACTCCCACCACGCCAACCACCCCGACGACGCCGAACAACCCGGTTACGATTCCAGTTCCAACCACTCCGACGATGCCAACTCCAACCCTCCCGCTAGACCGCAACTATTACCGCGAGGGAAGCCAGACCTCGCAAGACATGTCCCAGCTCCTTCCGGGGATATACGGGAACTACGCGAACTACGCCTCGATGTATGGCAACGCCGACATCAACAATTATGGGGCGCTCCTGAATCAGCTTGGCCAGTATAACAACCAACTGACCGGGATGGCCAACCAGCAGACGATTGCGAGCAACACGGCTCTTCGTCAGGGGAACCAGAACGACGTCAACAACCTTGGCGGGAGCGCGCTGGCCACCCTTCGTTCCCTGAATCCGAACATGTATGGGGCGCTCGACCAGGCACAGGCCGGTGCGGGGCGTGGCCCATCGGACATCCAGACGATGCTCGAGCAACAGGCCCGGGACCAGCTGGCGCTTGGCGGTTCACTCTCGCCCGAGGAAACCCGCAACGCCCAGCAGGCCGCGCGTGAAGCGTGGTCCGCCCGGGGACTCATCAACAGCAACGGAGCGGTCGGGGCGGAAATTCTGAATCGCGATTCCCTTTCCCGCCAGCGGATGCAGGAGCGCCAGCAGTTCGCGCAGGGAGTCGATGCAACGGGCTTCCAGCAGCGGCAGACGGGCTACGGCAATGTCCTTCAGAACGCGTCCTTGCAGTCGCAGAATGCGTTTAATCCCTACTCCACGATTCTCGGGGCGAGCTCGGGCAACCAAGGGTTGAACCAAAACCTCTTTGGGAATGCTACCGGCTTCTCGTCCGGTCAGCAGAGCAACCAGAACGTGAACGGGCTCGTTAATCCGTTCAATCCGTATGCGCAGGACGTCTATAATTCCAACTACAATGCGGGGAACGCCCGATACATCAGCGCCGGCAATAACGCTGCGGCCATGGCTGGTGCGAACGACGCCGCCACCGGCCAAATCGCAAACTCCTTTCTCCGTCTAATCGGTTCGATCTACGGAGCCTCCTAAAATGCCCTACGCTCCCGGCGTCCAAGACATCAGCGGCCAACTCCGCGCCCAAGGCCGGTCCGGTTTGATTACCGGACTCGGCGAAGGGATCGCGGGCGGCTTTCAGGAATACAGCCGCAACAAGTTCCTCACCGGCCAATCTACCGCGAAGTGGGAGGCTGCCGTCCGGGCAAATCCCGAAATCGCTAAACTCCTCGAAGGCCCGAACGCCCCAGCGGATGCCGCCAAGGCTTTCTCCAAGCTGCACAAAGATGGAGCGGTCGGTCTCCGCGATGCCGCCGTGCTCGAACAGTTCGCGAATAGCTACATTGGCCAGAAGGCCGAGGCCCAAAAGCAACAGGCGGCACAGATGCAGTTGGAGGCTGCACGGCGTCAGATGAACGTTGACCAGAAACTCCTCGATACTCCGGTCGGCGATAATCCGTTCCTCCAGATGGGTGCGCAGGCCGCACAGGCTGGCATGACCCCGGGTAATGTGGCGCAGCTCCTTTCCGCTGGCGCGCGGATCAACGGTGTTTCCCGTCCCGACAAGTCGGAGCCGGAGCTCCGCAAGATGGGCGGACAGCAAGTCATCTTCAGTCCCGGGACGGGTGCGATTTCCGTTCTTCCGCAAACGGCCGAACAACTCGGTTCCATCGAAGCGGCCAAGGCGGAAGCAGAGACGAGCGCCAAGAGCGCATCTTCCCTGTTGAGCGACATCACCGAACAGGCGGAGAGCGCCCGACACACAATCGGGACGGTTGACCGAGTGCTCGGACTCTATGACGAAGGCGTGCAGTCTGGCTTCGCTCAGCCGACGCTTACCCAAGCCAAAGCCGCCCTCGCTCGATTTGGGCTTGGTGGTGAAGGCGTGGGTAACCAGCAGCAGTTTGAAAAGGAGCTGAACAATCTCGTTCTTGAGCGCGGCCGCGAGCTCATGAAGGGCTCAGGTGCCGTCTCCAACTACGAGCGTGAGGCGATTTCAAAAGCCACCGCCAACTCCTCGCTGACGCCGGAGGCGAACAAACAAATCCTCGGTGTCATGAAGCGCGTTGCCGAGCGATCGGTGAAATTGGACGAGCTGCGCTCCAAGCTGGAGGACGAAGGGAAATCGAATGTGGAGATTTCCAAAGCTCTCCGGAAGGCCCGCGATGCAATGCCGGTTGGGGTTGACGAGCTGACCGACATCGTTGCGCCGAAAGCCGCGGCGAAACCGCAGGCCGCCCAAGGTCCCGTCAAAATCCTTTCCATCCGGAAACTCGACTAAATGCCAAAATACGAGGTCAAGACTTCCAAGGGGACGTTCGTCGTCGAGGCCGACCGTGAGCCAACGGAGGCGGACGTCTTGGCTGCGCTCGGAGAAAAGCCAAGCGGCCCCCGCCTGAGTCCGGCTGGCGAACCCGTCGAAGCCAAGAACATGGCCGAGGCGGATGCCTTCTGGAAGGCGGGACCTGGGGGACGGGCGGCAATGCTCATGAAGGCCCTTGGCACGAGCCGGGCCATTGACCCGCTTGTCGAAGGCGGCGGGGCTGCGGCTGGCGCGCGGATCGGCGGTCGGGTGGCTGGCTTTCCCGGCGCGGCAATCGGTGGCTCTTTGGGCGCTTTGGGCGCCTACGCAGCCAATCGCTTCCGGACCAGCACCCCGGCTACTGCGGGCGGTGTGGCTGGGGCTGCCATCATGGGAGCGGTTCCCGGCGCCTCTTTGGGCGCTGCTGGCCCCAAACAAGTCTTGATGGAGGGTGCCAAGCAGGGCGCGGCTAATCTCGCTGCCAAGGCCGCAGAAACGGGCCTAGACGAGGGGCGGCTTCCTTCGGTTGGAGAAGCGGGGATGTCGGTTGCCGGCGGGTTTGGCGGAGCCGCCGCTTCCAAGGTTCTCGATATGTCGAAGGCGGGGGTGGACAAGGATATCGCGAACGCGGTCAGGGACCGAACCTTGGCTGAAGCACAGGCGGCTGGTTACGTCATCCCTCCGTCGCGGGTGAATCCCAACCCGGTGAACAAGATTCTGGAGTCGTTGGCTGGGAAGGCTGCGACCGCACAGGAAGCGGTGGTCCGGAATCAAGAGGTGACCAATGCGCTTGCTCGGAAGGCGGTCGGTGCCCCGCCGAATGCGCCTTTGACCGAGGGGCTTTTGCGGAAGATCCGGGAGGACGCCGCGAAGCCCTACGAGGAAATCAGGACCTTCGCCAAACAGGCCGAGTCGGACTTGGAAGCCCTGAAGAAGTCGAGATTGACCGCCTCGAGCCAGCACGAGCTTGAGATTCAGGCGTCCGATCCGGCTTTCGTCAAAGAACAGGCATCCTTGGCGACAAAGGCGGCTGCGAAGGTCGATGAGCTGAAAGATGCCAAGTTCACCGCAAATGCCTACTTCACCCAATGGAAGAAATCCGGTGACCCGGAAGTCTACAAAAAGGCAGTAGCGGCCAAGAAGACGGCGGACGGCCTGGAGGACGCCATCATTGATGCGGCCGAGGAGATAGGGAAACCGGAACTGGCCCAGCAACTCCGCGATGCCCGGGTCCGGATTGCGAAGGTGCATCAGGTCGAGAAAGCCCTGAACCTCGGGGACGGGAATATCTCGGCGCCGATCCTCGGCCGTTCGCTGGACTCCGGCAAACCGCTGACGCAGGAGCTGGCGACAATCGGTAAGTTCCAGCAGGCCTTTCCGCAGTCGGCGCGCGAGCTGGCCTCAACTCCTACGAGCGGTGTCAATCAACTCATGCCGGTTGCGATGGGCGGGCTTGCTGCTCTCCAAAACGGGCGCGGGTTGATCGCAGCGTCCATGCTCGGCTCTCAAGGCCTCGTTCGGGACATGATCCTGTCGAAGCCGTATCAGGCTGCGATGACAGCTCCCGTGCCGTCGTTCCTGGCCAACGCCGCCCGGCTGACTGCTGAAGCTGAATCCCGCCAGCAGCCGAATTCATTCCTGCAATTCCTGCGGCAGGAGTTCCCGAAGCAGGCTCCTCAAAACAATCAGTTCCTCAACCGATGAACGAGCCCAACGGAAAATCTCAGTGGGCGCTCGTCATCTCCATCCTCTCGGTTGGCGGGGTGATGATTGCCGGGGCGTGGCAGATCGTGGACCTCAAGATTGAGTCCGCCGTCATCAAGCAGACGAGCAAGTCAGCGATGGAAAGGGCGGCTTTCGAGGCGGAGATGAGGACGAAGCTGATCGAAATCGAAACACAGTTCCGGGCCGAGGATCAGGCGAGGAATATTCAGTGGGCGAACATCCATCGAACCCAAGTCATCCTCTGGGAAAAGTCCTTCGGCACCCGCTTCCCCTCTGAAATCCAGTATTACCCGCAGATTTCTAAATGAGTATCTCCGATATCCTCTTCAACGCCGCCGGCGGGGGCATTCTCGGCTCCGCCCTCCACGTCTTCACCGACTGGATCGACACGAAGAACAAGATTGCGCTGATGAACGCTCAGGTTGCTGCCGCAGAAAAGACCGAGGCGTGGAAGGCTTTTGCAGCGTCACAGAACGGCGGCGAAACAATCGCCATCCCGGATGGCACTCCGCGCTGGGTTTCCTCGCTTTATCTTTGTGTGGATGCCATAAAGCAACTGACGAGGCCGTTACTGACGTGGGCGGCGATTGCCGTTATCGCCACGGTCTATCTCAAGGCCACCCCGGCAGCGCGGGAGGCGATGGCGGCCGAGATTCTGTTCGGCTCCTTCACCGCGATTTTTTGGTGGTTCGGCGCCCGCTACTCCAAGAACAAATGACCGACG